GTAAAGGTAGGAAGAATTTGTTCAAGAATTTGTAATCCGTCTTCTTGAGTTTTAGTTAGTATATAAAGGGTAATATCTATATTATAAGGAACTGGAGCAAATACAGCTTTCATTGAATTTGTTCCAGCACCACAAGTAATCTTTTGTAATCTATTTGACTTTCTTGCTGGATCATAAGAGTATCCAGTTATTTCAAATGACATACGTGGCAACGATATGTAAGTATTATTTTCTAAGTTTGGATCAGAATCAATTCTAACTAACCACTTTTCTTTTGGAGCGTATGCCAGCGGAATTTGTAATCGTTGTATAGTTGTTCCTGTAACAGAGTCACCTTGTTTGCGATCAATGTAAATATTGCTAAACATACGACCAAAACTAACAATGGTCTTACGAATAATCCCATGATAAAAAACTTGATTGTTTAACATTAAATTACATCTCCAAACGGATTATTCTCATTGAAAACAATACCAGAAGATTCTTCTTTAAATTTATTGTTGTCACCAAACGATTCAACTTTATCAATATCAACTTCAACTACTGCTGTTGCAGTTGCAGTAACGCCACTGGTTGGGGCAGATATTGTAACTGTTGGGATAGAATTATAGCTACTTCCAGGATTGGTAATGTCAATTCTAACAATTTTACCTGAATCGGAGCCAGTTCCTCTAACAGCCACTGCTGTTGCGCCACGACCACCACCATTGGTTATTGTAACATCTGGAACAGTTGTATAACCACTACCTCTATTAACCATATTGATCTTAGTAACTTCACCAAAGTTACTTCTAGTTAAGTTAGTAGTAAATGATTTTAGCGATTCAAAATTGTCTATTGTAGAAATGCCAGTATCAATACGCTCAGAACTATATTGAAACAGCTCAACTTGTAATTTATAAACGTATAACTTACCAAGTTGGTAGAAAGGATCTTGGTGTTGAACAAACTTAATTTCAAACAATCCTTTGGATAGTGGAAAATAAATTAGATCACCTTCGGCTGGTCTAAGTGGCAATATACTAACTTCATATCTACCAACAAACTGATCCCAGCGACGACGTGCAACTACTAGAGTGGCAGACTGTTCTACCATAAGACCAAACTTTTGAATAAACGCACCTTGTCCAGCAAAGTTGTCTATATTTTCAAAGTACATTTCAATTGGAAATGCTGTCTTGAATTCCGATAAACGATCTTCACCTAAAATCTCATCTTTTGAAACTAATGTTCTTGGAATGTAATAAACTTCGTTACCGTACATACGTAACGACTCAATGATCAAATCCTCAACTAGGTATTGTTCGTTTCGAGTACCGTGAGAAAAGTAGACATTAGTTGTGGTCATGCTTATCCTAAGAACATATCTAATGGAGCTGATTTGTTCATTAGCTCATCTTCTAGTTCTTTTATTTCTCCAACAGCTTCATCGTAGAGTGCATTACCATCTAGAGTAACACCACCTGGAAGTTGAATGCCAGAAAACTTTTTAATGTTGGTTGCCCATTGTTTCTTAAACAATGCAGTAACGTAATGTTTTAACCACGATTCATTCCAGACCTTAGTATATTCTACAGGATCTAGCACACGATAACATTCAACTACGATCCAATCGCCTACCTTGGCCTCAGTACCCCAATTGATTTCAACGTACAATTTGCTCTGTAGTTTATTGAAACGGAATGTTTGTGGTCCATTTAATTGATCGTTTAACAAGGCTAAGTGACTCATTACCTGATTGTAATAAATCATTGACACTGATGTTAGGTCATACAAGTCATGTAAACGTAACTGGTATTGTAAATCAAATATTTGTTGTGATGATGATGCCATAGTTAGTGGAATTACACGAGTAACACCCCAAACTAAATCTGACATTGGCAAGTATTTGTTAGTGATATCTTGCGGAGTGACTTGATGTTTTAGGTATACTTTTTCAATACCATCCCAGTGATACTGACGCCAGTAATCAATTGCTTCATCAATACGATCTTCTAACTGATCATCGTCTACGTTGATTTCAAGCACAGGTGCGCCAAGTGCTCGCAGCGCATATTGTTTTAAACCATCTCTTGATGTTACAACCGCCATCTTATTCTCCTAGTCTGGCTTTTAGAGTATCTACCTCTGCTTTTAATTCTTGCACAGCTTTAATTAGAACTGAAACCATTTGTCCATAATTAACAGTTTTCATACCGTCATCTTGTTGACCAACGAATTCTGGAATAATTGTTTCAACTTCTTGAGCAATAAGACCTACTTCAGTTTTACCATCTTTGGTATATTTAACTGAACGTAGTTGTAATACAGTATCTAATCCATAAGAACTATCTATGATATTAGTTTTTAATCTAACGTCTGAAGATGTTTGGAAACCTGTAGCAGATACTGCACCACTAAATGTTCCAGTAGTATGAGTAGCTGGACCACCTGATATACCTAAAGTAGAGGAGATTAAATTTCTAATAGTAGTTGATCCAGTGGTAGCACCAATAGAAATAGTAGTTGCAGCTTGACCAAAGTTAATAGTAGTAGCAGTTACGTTGAACACGTTCTGAGTAGTTTGTGTTCCAACAAGTGTACCAGTATAATCTTTTAAGTTTGTTCTGTTCCATTGACCAACTTGTTGAGCAGCATTACCAGCTGAATTTTCTGCAAAGAAATCTAAATCACCATTTGAATTAGTTGGTGAAGTTTCCGCAACAATATAGGTAAACCCATCTACAGATTTAACACCACCAAGAGATGCCCACGCTCCAGCAGAATATCCCTCAAACGTAGTCTGGGATGAGTTATAACGAATCATACCAGTCGCAGGAGATGCTGGACGTTGTGCAGTAGTACCAACTGGTAATGTCCAGTGACTAGTACCAGTAGCTTTAAGTATATCTAAACCATCAACAGTAGTAATTGTACCACCAAGAGAAACAGTAGTAGAACCAATAGTAACCGCACCAGCTGCCCAAGTAGGAGAATAACCAGCACCTGCTGATTTTAAGAATGTACCTTCTGGACCAGCAGTAATGAAAGAAGAAAGTCCTGTATCAGCTTGAATAACTAACTGACCAGCAGAACCACCAGCAATGTTGGTAGCAGTTGCGGCTAAGGTTGATGAACCTGCAGAGATAGATGATGTTGGAACCCATGTTGGAGAATTAAGACCACCAGAAACTAAAATTTGACCAGAAGTACCTGCTGCACTAAGCCCAAGACCATTGGCAGTTGAATAAACCACCGCACCAGCAACAGCATTAAGTGCAGATCCAGTTCCACCATACGCTAAACCAACAGCATTTCCTTGCCAAACAGAACCAGTACTAAATGTTTTATTTAACGCTGTCTGGGAAGAAGTGTTGTTAAGCATAGTGGAACCACCACCAGCAGTAGTTCCATCATGTAGACGAATGGTTTTAAGATCAGTGTCAACGGAAATCTCACCAGCTGCGCCAGTGAACGCATTGTTCTGAGTAGTGGTTCCTCGTCTAAATTGTACTTGGGTTGACATAATTTTCCTCTAATTTGATATATTTAGGCTTGTGCTTCTGACCAGAATAAGTTTACGTTTACACTAGCAGCAGTTGCTGTTAGGTTTTTAACTACAACTGCCAAGACGTCTGGACCATCTGGGTAGTTTGAATATCCACCAATTGCTGAATTGGTTAATTCTTTAAGGTTTGACAAGTCAATCTCGGAGAATCCTGCAGGCTGACCTAGCGTTGAAAAGTTTTGTTCACCTGGAGTAGCAGCAACGCTACTGCTTGTGGAAATTTGAGCAAAAGATGGTTGTGAACCCAATGCAACAGTATTAACTGCAGACCATGTTAGGGTAGAAGCATCAATATTGCCTGGATTTAAAATTCCGTAAACTTGAACAGATCTATCCGATTGAACTTGAAGTCTCTGCAGTAACAATTGTGCACGATTGATAAGATCTCTATCGCCAAAGTTTCCTGCAATTGAGTTGGAAACTGAAGGAGCTAAACGCAAGAAAAATACAGTTTTTGAAGCATTTGCAGATATTGAGTTTTCTGTTGCTGCATAGTTAAAGTAGTAACCACGATCAGTATCAAAGTTACCATCCATAATATAAGAAGAACCCCAGTGATTGATAATTGGTGAACATGTGCACGTAATTAGTGTAACAGAATTAAATCCATTACCAACTAAGTGAACTGCTGCAGGTCCACCTGAAAAGTTTTTATTTGAACCACCGATAAACATAGTGAACGTAGATGCTCTGGTACATCCAGTTAAAGTATTACCAGCTTTACCTGTGTACGTAATATATTCGTTTTCCACCAGAACTACACCACCAGTAGAAGGGAATCTACGTGCATCGTGCAATACTATTGTATCTTGAGTGCTGGTCATTGTTGCTGCAAGGCGATCTCTTGCAGATTCATTAATAGCTTGGTAACGAACAGCAGTGTTGGCTGTACGCATATACGCTTCATCGTTAATATTATTTTGTTTCATTCGGTGAACTAAAATCATATTACCGTCACCACCACGGCACATAAAGTCAATAAAACCAGCACCATACCAAGAGAATGAGATACCCAACATTTGCATCTTGTTTATATTGATTGCGTATCCAGATATTCCAGAACCATCAATTTTATCTACGTTAAATTCTGATTGAGGTACACGCTGATCTAGAACTGAAGCAATTTTAATACCACTAGAAGCATTAACACCACGATACTCTGGATTAATACTCATTGAATTATCGTCCATAACGCCACCAACACGATAAGTCATTCCTCGAATGACAATACTATCACCAACTTTTAATTGTTGTGTAAAGCGACATCCATTACCAGTTACCATCTGTGATCCAGGTGTAACATTAACAAACCCTGATAATTGATAAGTGGCAGAGCGTTTAACTACTGCTAGTTCTTGACCATCAAATTCCCAAAATAATCCGTTTTGATCATCGAATGGACCGCATCGAGTACTGGCACCAACCCAGTTCTTAACCGTAACACGTGGTAAGTTTGTAATAACTGCCGTTGTGCTGCCCAATATAGTGGTAGCATTAACTGTAAATGTAGATTCATTAACAATACTACCTACACCGTAAATACCATTGTACCCAGTAGTAACTACACCTGCAATTTGAATAGTGGCACCTGCTTGTAGACCATGGTCAATTTCAGTGGAAACTGTAATAATAGATCCAACAGCAGTTGAATTTGCAGAAATTTGATCTAAGTTAATAACAGGATTAAATAAAATACCTGATGTCCAAAGAATACCTTTACCAGACTGGTAACGCATATACTTTTTAGTTTGACGTGATACTGAAGCACCATGAGAAGGTAGGAATGTACCAATGTTGATACCACCGTCAAATGGTCTGTGCTGAACGTAAGCATCTGAACGAGTAAAGGTTGATGCCACAATACCAGCTGGAGCAACTGCACCACCAACACGTGCCGTAAAGGTAAAGGTAGTTGTTGAAGGAACAGACTCAACGAAAAAGTTACCACCCATTAGTGTATGGTTTACGCCACTAGATGTAACAATATTAACTAGGGGACATCCTGCAACCAAACCATGTGGTGCAGAACAAGTAACAGTAATAATAGATGGGGATTGATTGTTAGAAGAATACCCTGTAATTGGTAGGCTTGATCCTGTATAAAAACCACCACGTCTAGCATAAGTTGATTGGTTAAACACGGAAGTTCCATTTACACCAACGATACCTTTTGCGAAAAACGTAAAGCTAGTATCATTTGGTACACTGGAAATAACAAACGCACCTTCAGCACGTGCAGCATTGGATACACCAGCACAACCGAATATAATTACTGGTTGTGCAACTGTCATACCGTGCGGTGATGAGCAAGTTACTGTCATAATGGATGGATTACCACCATCTGACGTAATATTAGTCATAAACAAGTCAAGACCTGGTTTTTCGTAAATACCTGGGATACCACGAATATCAGAATAGTTCTGCCACTTGGTTGGTTGCAAACCATACTCAAAGTCAGCATCAATTAATGCTTGAGGCATTGCAACACGTTGACGTTCAATAGCATCAACACCAAAAGCGTATGGACGAACAATATTACCTATTTGTTTTGGAGCGTCTGAGTAGATTGCAAGTCTGTCTGATGATAACATTGACGCTGTATCAGCAAAGAATGTTACTGTACTTGCACCAACTTGTTCAGAGAATTGATTGCTTCCGCCAGTAAACGTAGTATCAAACGCATCGTACGTAATACTACCATTCTTGGTTGGATCGCCAAGAGCGTAGATATTAGTTTGTTGAGTTTTGTTGGCAATAATTAACAGCTGAGTTAAATCAACCTTGCCTGGAAACTTTACTGTGCCAAGTCCTGGAGCATTTGGTGTAAATATGTACTTTTCAATTAGCTGACGTGCCATCGTGTATCCTTAGAATCCAAAAATAATCGAATAACCAATATAGTCAGATTTGACTGATTGGTCAATATTGTTTAACGAGATAATACCTGTAAAACTTAGAACCCCTAAATCGTAAATGCTGTATGCAATCTCGGCAACACTGCCTAAATTTTCTTGAATGTTTACTACAGAATCATAAACAAATCCAAGATCTGCTTGCGAAGTTGCAAAAACAGCAGAAGCAACTACAGCATTTGACTCAGCATTAATCCAAGCTGAACCTGTGTATGTTAGAACTTGTTGGGGTTGTGCATTATTTATAGAAACGTCTGTTAGCGTAACTAGCGATGCTGTTGGTGCACCTGTCCAAGTAAGTCCAGTTGGACCACGTGCAAGAAATTGTCCATTATTACCTGTGTTGCCATTAATTGAAAACAAGGTAGTTGATGTTAGTCCTACTGTTCCTGTAAGACTAGGACTAGTAAGAGTTTTGTTTGTAAGAGTTTCAGTACCAGCTAGAGTGACTAGTGTATGAGCACCACCACCGATTGGAATAACTGTAGTATTAGTGCTATGACTAAACACTATACCAGAAGCATGCGTTTGCATACTAGTCTGATTTAAGAATAGACTCGATCCAGAAAGGTACAGATCTTTAAATTTGTATGCAGCAGAACCTAGATCATAAGTTGCATCAGCACTTGGAATTAAACTGCCAGATATTGCAGCACCAGCAATTGTTTTATTTGTTAATGTTTGTGTGCCAGTTAACGTGACTACATTAGAATCAATTGCAATCGTTACAGCACTACCACCATTAAACGATGTACCACTTAATCCAGTACCAATTGTTAAAGAATTAGTTGTATTTGCAGTAACAGTAATATCAGCTGACCCATTAAATGATACACCATTAATAGTTCTAGCAGTTGTTAATGTTGCTGCTGACCCTGCTGTCGTTGCTGATGCAACTGATTTAACGGAGTCCGCAGTATTGTCTACGTTGCCTAATCCAACATCAGCCTTAACGAGAGTAACTACACCTGTTTTACCAGCTACGCTATCAACTGCACCTGATGTTATAAAGATGTATGCTGAACCTGACCATCGATAAGTTTTATTAGTATCTAATGCAACATAAATCTTACCAGTTTCGCCTGTTACTGGGAATGTTGCTAAGTTTGTATATTCTAATACATCATCCACATATGACGGAAGATATGTAGAAGAAATTTTAGAAGTAGCATCAAGTGGCGCAACACCATTGGCAGCACCAATTAATGAAGATGCTATTCTTGCCGTAGAGTCTACAGCATTGATTGTTATATCGGCAGAACCATTAAATGATACGCCATTAATGTTCCGAGCAGTTTGTAGAGTGGTCGCAGTAGATGCGTTACCAGTTAAATCACCAGTAAAACTCGTTGATGATACAGAAGTTAGACCAGCGATAGTAGTGCTAGAAGCACCAAGTGCTATTGCAGTAGAACCAATAGTGACAGAACTATTCGCCAAGTTTGCATTAGTGATACCTGCAGTACCAGAAAGATTAGCATTAGTTAATCCACTGATAGTATTAGAACCAGCAGCGATTGTTTTATTCGTTAAAGTCTGTGTGCCAGTTAGAGTAGCAACAGTTGAATCAATTGCAATAGTTACTGCAGCAGAACCATTAAATGATGTTCCAGATAAACCAGTGCCGATAGTTAGAGCATTTGTTAGCGTATCGGCAGTACCAGCTGTAGCCACATTTAAATTTGCTACACGAGTTGTAGAGGTAACAGCTAATGGTGCTGTACCTGTTGCTACAGTAGATGTTAATTGCCCTGCTACTGATAACGATCCTGTTAAAGTGCGAACTGTAGAAGTTGTAACAATTTCAGTTAGCGATGTAGTATCTATTGGAGTAAGAGCACTAACTTGCTGTAAATAATTATAATTGCCACGCTCTTGAACTTTTAAAGACCATCCAATATTTTGAATTATGCTTGTGGAAGAGTAACCTATTACAACGAGACCAGTTGCAGTATTTTCATAAACACGAACACGAATTATTTGCCCAAGATTTGTTATTTCTTCTTCGAATAACTGAAATGATTTAGAAGGAAGTGTATTTGATCGTATATGTAAAACAAATCTAGTAACACCACTCGTTGATCCAGTAGCACTTCGAATTTCGCCTATAATTGAAATGTTATGAGAGTCACCATTAAGAGTAAGTCTACCTATTTCTTGAGGTAATGTTGGGGTATGTGTAGTGCTAAATCCAGAAGCATAATCTCGAACAAATGTATTTGGACCACCAGTAAGAATTTGTCCTGGAGCTGCAAGTATATTATTAACAGTAGTTGTGCTAGAAGCACCAGAAACTGCAGAGCCAATAGCAATATTGGTAGTAGAACCTGATAAACCAGATGTACCAATGTTTAGTGTCTTGGTAGAACCTGATGCAGTTGCACCAGCTTGGATATTAGTTGTTTGGCTTACTGTGGATTGACCAAAGGTCATTGTTCCAGTTCCGCTTGCACCACCTAAAGTTAATAAACCCGTTGTTAATGCAGACGCAGTAATACTTGCTGTTGTATTGTGAAAAATAACTGTGGTATTAAAACCAACAGCACCATTAAAAGTTCCACCAGCAGTTCCCATTAAAGTAGTATCTGCATTTGGTAGCTGTAAAGTTCTAGTTGTGCCAGCAGTAATTCCACTTAATTGAAACTGTGCTTGTTTTGTAGGATCAGCATCGTCTCGTAAAGTAAATGCTGTATCGGTAACTATTAGCGTAGGGTTTGTGTTTAAAACTACAGAACCTGTTCCAGTAACCGCAGCAAATTCAGTATATTCTGGATCCCAATCTGCTGCTGTAGTTAATGTAGTGCCAATACACATACATGTAATAGTAGTTCCTGGAATTACAGTCGCAACTAGATTTCCACCAGAAGAGTTTACTGTTAAATTATGTCCAGGAGTAGCAGAATTTTCAATCGTATAAGAAACACCAGCTGATAGAGTACTAGTAACAGGAAGAATAACTGTGTGTATGTTATTACCTGTAAATCTTTGATAGTGATTGCTACCAGCATGCAATAGGGTAATTCCACCAGCAGCAACAGTAGAAGTATAGCCAGTCTTAATGTTATCAATTGCTGGAAAGGTAAGCGTTTTGTTGGTTAGGGTTTGTGTACCAGTTAAGGTAACATATGAAGACGTGTCTGCCGTAGCAGAAGAGAAGGATTGTACTGCATTGGAAGAATTTTTGAAATACAGTTTACCGTCAGCATAGTTTAATGCTAATTCACCGTATTCTAAATCACTGGTCAGCGGAACTTTCGCTACGACCGATGATTTCTTGAGTATAATTTTGTTACTCATTCATCTTCCTAAAAAGGTTAAAGCTGGGGTAAGAACCCCAGCCGACTAATTCTATTTAGTCAATATTTAATACGTTCCACCATCGATGTTGAAACCATCGAGAGTAGAAGTTGCTGCTCCAGCACCAGTAATGTTAGTGCCAATAAACATTGCTTTAGCAACAGATAAACCACCAGAAAGAACCAACGCTCCATTACCAACAGCAGAAGTATCAGTAGTGCTAGTGAATGTTACTGCACCATTTGCAGCTAAGGTTGTAAACGCACCTGTAGATCTAGTTGTAGCACCAATTGGTGTATTATCAATAGAACCACCAGTAACCACTGCACCTTGGATAGTCTTATTGGTTAATGTCTCGGAACCAGCTAAAGTAGAAAGAGTTCCAGTAGTAGGTAATGTTAATGCAGTGTTAGCAGTTGCAGTTAATGCAGTAGTGAACGCACCAATAGTACTTAAACTACCACCAAGAGTAATAGTCTTACCAGAATTGTTAACACCTGTACCACCATATTGACCAGCAACAATAGTGCCTTGCCAAGTACCAGAACTAATAGTACCAAGAGTAGTGATTGAAGTTTGACCAACGTAAGTTGATGCAATATCAACGCTATCAGGATTTACTGTAATTCTATTAGCAGTACCAATAACATTAAACTCTGTACCAG